TACTCGATAATGGCACAATAGAATTTGTTTACATCAAGATTGACTATAGAAATCAAGGTGTGGCAACGCTTTTGACAAAAGGGTTTCATGATATCGCAAAGCCAAAGACAAGGCTCGGCGCTATCATAGCTAAGAAGAAGAATTTAATATTAAAGGAGAAAGAAGGACGTGGAGAAAACGATAGGATACTGGAAGCGTGTAGCGAATAATGCTAATTTCGAATTAAAAAAACATAAGCTTTCCGCTAAAATATGGAGACAATTGTATTTAAAATTAGTGAAACGCTACGAAAAAGAAATAGGAGAAAGAAGAAATGCCCTTCAGGAGTTACAAAAACGAGTTAAAAGGTCGAGATTGGCGAATAGATCTTGATGATGGAATAGTGAAAGAGAAAGATGTGAAATGCGAGCATCGTCGTCAAGAAATCAAAGGATTAGAGAGAGACTTATCTATAGCTGTTTATGCTTTAAAAGAAATTGGATTAGCAATAGGTGAGGGTCAATCTTCTAGTTTGTATAAAATGAGAGAAATTGCTAGGCAGTCGCTAGGCAAATTATCAAAGGAGAAGCAGCTTGGACGAGAAGAAATCAAGGAAGAAGAACAGTCAATTTAATCAAGATGTCCCATTAACAGGTTTGACTGCGTGGATACCAGCTCTAAACCCATTACAGCGAATGATCGATGACAGTCTGCTATGTGACTATGTGAAGTTTCAAAAAGACGTTCCTCCAGGCAAAGATAAAGAACCCGTATCGGAATTTCGAACGGTCACTTTAGACAAAAAATATCTCGTCGATAAGATCTACTGGCACCCAGCTTGTTATATAATAGAAGCATATGGGAAGGTCTTTATAGTTGAGAAGCCTAACGTTATGTACTCAAGGCCTATCCTATGAACGGGCTTAGAATTCATCCAATATATCCATCCTACTATCAGAAGGCATCTCGATGAAATTACATTGTAAATTTGACGAGCTAGTTGACGTCAGGGAACTGAAGTCTCATCCTAAAAACCGTAACTCCCATAGCAAAGAACAGATTGAACGATTAGCAAAGATACTTGAGTACCAAGGAATGCGAGCACCTTTAGTAGTGGATAGGAATAAAGTCATTCACAAGGGCCACGGAACTCTCATGGCTATAAAAAAGAATGGGTGGGATAAGGCTCCAATTGTATATCAAGACTTCGAAAATGAAGAACAGTCTTATGCTTTCGTCCAAAGTGACAACGCCATTGCGTCATGGTCAGAACTCGATCTATCGGGCATTAACTTAGACATTCAAGACTTGGGTCCGGACTTCGATATTGATCTGTTGGGTATTAAAGGTTTTGAGATTGATGTGGCAGATAGAGAAATAGATGAGAAAGAACTAGACGAAAACATTCATATCGATAAGGAGTGTCCTTCTTGTGGATATAAGTGGTCATAAGCCAATAGTAATATCAACTTTCTGCGGTACTGGAGGTTCTTCACTTGGATATAAGTGGGCAGGATTTAAAGAGTTATTAGCATTAGACTGGGAAGATCATGCAGTTGAATGCTTTAGACTAAACTTTCCAGAGGTTCCCTGTTGGCAAAGAGATATTACTAAAGTAACTGGAAAAGAGATTTTAGATTTTTGTAATCTGAAGTCAGGTGAACTAGACGTTTTTGATGGCTCTCCACCGTGTCAAGGTTTCTCAACTGCTGGAAGAAGACAAGTTAAAGATCCAAGGAATGATCTATTCAATCACTATTGTAGGCTTGTCCAAGAACTACAACCAAAGGTCTTTGTTATGGAAAATGTAAGTGGAATGGCTAAAGGATCTATGAAAGGACGGTTCTTAGAAATACTTTCGGTTCTTAAGGCATTAAATTATAATGTTAAGTGTAAACAAATGAATGCAATGTATTACGGAGTTCCTCAGTCTAGACAAAGACTTATATTCATTGGAACAAGAAAAGATTTAAACACAGTTCCTCAATATCCAATACCATCGAAGAAAGTTATAAATACAAGACAAGCTTTTCAAGGAGTAGAAAACAAAACCTTTTGTCATACTGATTATACTAAACATCGAAGGAAGCAATATGTCCTTAAAGAATTAATAGCTAAAATAAAACCAGGAGAAAACGCTTCGAAATATATTCATGGAGGCTTTGGGATTCTACGCTTGGAATGGAGCCAGCCAAGTCCAACAATTCCCAAGACTTTTCCGGGAAGTAACATTAATTTTATTCACCCACACGAACATAGGCAAATAACAATAGAAGAGGCGAAGAGGTTATGTTCTTTTCCTGATGAATGGCTATTAAGTGGGTCATTCCGAGATCAATGGGCACGTTTAGGAAATGCAGTAATGCCTAAGTTCATGCAAGCAATAGCTGAAACTATTAAGAACGAGATATTAAGTGCCTGCAGGTAGACCAAAGCTAGAGATAGACCCAACAATTGTAGAGAAGATAGCAGTACTTACCGATGGGTAGGCCTCTCATAGATATAGATCCAATAATGGTCGAAAAGATGGCGTCTCTCGGTTGTAAGACCGTTGAGATCGCTGACTATTTTGGATGCACAAAGGATACAATAACTAATCGTTTTTCGTCGGAATTAGACAAAGGGCGCTCAAGCCTAAAAATGAGCCTACGTCAATTACAGATTAAGTCCGCACAGAACGGCAACGTGGCCATGCTGATATGGCTCGGCAAGCAGTATTTAGATCAACAAGACAAGACGCAATTGATCTTAGAAAAAGTCACCGATGAAATGCTAGTGGCGGAAGCTCAGCGCAGATTGACCGATGGAACAAAGTCATAAGCTAGCGCTTCAAGAATTCTTAGACAAGAAAGCTAAGGTCAATCGATCTATCCTTGATTCTGTTTATAGCGATGCATTCCCCGAGCAACGTAAGTTCATAGACGACCCGGCAAAGCTCAAAGCGCTCCATTGTACAAGACGAGCAGCGAAGTCCTATACCGCTGGCCTCTACATGGTCGAGACGTGCTTAAAGTATCCAGGTAGCAATTGCTTATTCATAGGGCTCACAAGACAAACCGCCTTAGACATTATCGATAAAGACATTTTGCAGGTTATCAATCGTAAGCACGGCCTTGATATCAGTGTGAACAGATCATCGCTTCTCTACACGTTCCCCAATGGTTCCATAATTAAAGTTGGTGGCGTGGATATGTCCGAAGACGAGATGAATAAGCTTCTAGGACGCAAATATAAACTAGCGTGCATTGACGAGGGATCTCTCTACACAGTTAACATGAGGCATCTTATCTACGATGTTCTCGGTCCCGCAATGGCCGATGAAGAGGGAACGACTTGCTTCTTTGGTACAAGTTCAAACATCACCCAAGGTTTATTCTTTGATATTACAAACAAGAAAGAACCGGGCTGGTCCATACATAAGTGGTCTGCCCATCAGAATCCACACATCAATTGGCAAAAGCAGCTAGACGAGATTAAAACTAATCGCCCTCTCTACATGGAAACCCCACAGTTTAGGCAGTGGTATTTAAACGAGTGGGTGATTGAGACAGATAAACTCGTATATAAGTTTCACCCAGAAAGGAACGTATTTCGAGATCTTCCTTACCCACAATCCAAGGGATGGCATTATATATTATCGTGCGATTTGGGTTGGGAGGACGATACCGCAATAGTTCTCTCATGCTACCATGATAACGATCCCACATTTTACATTCTAAAGACTTATGCACAAAAACATATGACTTTCGATATGGTAGAAGCCAAGCTATTAGAATTCCTAAACGATAAAAGATACCCATGCAATTCTGTTATTATAGATGGAGCCAATAAGCAAGGTGTTGAGACTATGACCATGCGATCTAATATCTTGTTTGAATACGCAGACAAGTTGGGGAAAGCTGATCACATTGAAATACTTAACGGAGATCTTATCCAGGGTAAGGTTAAGATCCACCAAGACGAGCATGACCTAATCGATGAGATGATGGCTTTGGTCTGGAAAACATCAGGCGACAAGATCACCTACCCCAAGAAAGAACATCCCAGTTTACCTAACCATAGATGCGACGCACTGCTCTACGGCTGGTTCAACGGTTATCATTTCTTAGCCACGCCCGCAAAGGTCGTTCATAAGCCTGGCACTCAAGAGTACATCAAAGAGCAAGAGGATCTGCACAAAGAAGCCATCATGGACCGCATAAAGCGCGAGCAGGCCCAGAAAGATGGTGGAGCTGCAGGCTGGATCAAAGATCAGAACGGACAAGACCCATGGCATCGCTGGGATTAGGTTTTGTTTGGGTCTCCGTAGACGATAGGGATAATCTTAGGATCACCTTCATAGACCGGTAACCACTTCGATAGCCCAGTTAATATGTAAGCATTATGTGACGGACAATACAGATCGGCCACAACGTTGTTAATAACATCTTGCAATGATTTTTTATATAATGCCCATTTTTTGTTTTGTTTTAACGCGCGATGATATCCACGTTTACGTATAGGTTCGGGACCGTCACCTGCGGCAGGGTCCGGACTAGCCCACCAACTCTTAACGGTATTAACTCCATCGGCTTTGGAGCCCGAATTTTCATTCATGCCAATTCCTACCAAAACCTTCTAGAAATGTAAAGCACCCGGTCAAGGGTAATGAACAAACTCCCGTTAGCAGGTTATTCACCTGCTGGACGAGAGTTAAGACTGGGGAACATGAAGCGGAGTGAGAAAGGGTACAACCTCTGGTAAATGTAATTCAAGTTACAACATTTCAGTCTGCCTTAGATGCGTTAACACCGATCACTACAAATGAATCCTGTCTTGAAACATTAAGCGAAAAGACTCTCGAATTACTACAATCATTGGGAACTGTTTCTCCGGTTCTCAAAACAATTAAAAAAGAATAGATCGAATGTACTTTGTAGATGTCGCAGCGGAAAACGCACAAAATTTGCGGCAGGGAGATATAGTTACATCGATTCCCTTTTTTGGCAACGTTGGGAAGACTAAATGTAAAGCACCCTACCAAGGGTGTGAACAAACTCCCGTTCCTAAACAATAACAAATTGCCAAAGCTTCGGAAGTTATCCGGAGTGTCAAAGTATGGCTTTAGTGAAGACGATGATCTTATTGAACATGCGTTAAGTGAACTGACAGAAGCCGTTGAATCAAAAAACCACAAACAGTTAATCAGTGCGATCCAGGCTTTAGTCGATTGCATCATGAATAGAGAAAGTGAAGGTTCCAGTGGAACTAATGAAGAAGCCTAAGTCAATGCATGGTGCAAATTGTGATTGCCCAAAATGCATGGACGATGGCGGAGAAGTGAGTTCATACGATCCCGAGGATCATGCTGTATCCACTAATAATGGTCCTGAGATGGTTAGAGGGAACGCAGGATCATATCACTACGACGCGGGCAAAGCCTCCGAGTCTAGCGACAATGCGACGCCCTACGCTAAAGGCGGAGAAGTGGAAGATGAAGGAGACGATGAACTCCATGAAGGTGTCGGCAAAGAACTCATGGAAGCCATTCATTCTAAAGATCACAAGAAACTAATGTCAGGCCTAGAGGCCATGGTTTTACATCATATGAGTAAGAGGGATTAATGGAATCTTTAAGCAAAATGATTAGAGAAAAGAAAAAGAACAAACTCCGTCCCGATATGGATAGCGCCGGTCAAGAAGGTGTGGATCCAGTCACCGCATGGGATGCTAAGCAAGCCAGTGAAGTAAACGACGTGCTTAAAGAGCCTGATCATGAGCCCGCAACGGCTAGCATGATGGGTGAGGGCGAGTCTTCTCAAGACGAGGTGTCTCGCAAGAAGATCTCAGCTCGCATTGCTAAATACATGGAAAGTTTGTTCGATTGAATTTTCAGGAGACAATTGCATTGATAGACGCTCTTAAGTCTAGCGGTGTGACTAAATATAAATCCTCAGAACATGAGATTGAACTCAGCCTTGGTGTTGTGTCAGTTAAGAAGACTGAACCTGTTCCGGATACAAAATCTGTTGAAGCCACTGAGAAGCTAAAGAATCTAATCAACACAATCAGCATGAGCCCTGAAGAACTTGCGGATAAAATGTTTCCTGCAGGCGCCTTATGACGTGGAAAGTTGAGCCCATAGAAGTAGTAAAAATAAAAGACAAGGTCGTAGACGGTCGCGACAAAAAGAATATTGAAAAAGAAAATAATTACTACCAATGGTGGCTAGCTCAAGATGATAAAGAACTTTGCGCACAGCTTTTATCGACGACTGCTTTCCTTAAGAAATTCCATTCGGCGAGAATTAGACAAGCCTCTCTCTATTCGAGATTATTTAGTGGTAAGCCTCTCTACAATTATCTGGCATCTACCTCTACCCTCGACAACTCTCAGCAAATGCCAATGGGTCGTCCTACCGCTAACGTTGTGTATTCTTGCATTGACACGATCACCTCCCAGCTAACCCAAGACTCCCCAATGCCTGTTTGGATCCCGGATGCGAGCCGGTATAAAGAACGCCTCATCTCAGAACAAGTAAATAATTTCATTCAAGGCGAGTTCTATAGAACTAAAGCTTATGCAAAAGGTGTTCAGGCTTTTAGAGACTCCTGCATTCTAGGGAATGGTTTTGATAAGATAGTTGAGAAAGATAAAAAGGTAGCTTTAGAGAGAACCTTAGAGACAGAACTCTTAACAGATTTTAACGATTCGTACTACGGCGAGCCTCGTATGAAGATCCATACAAAGCTTTGCGATAGAGGAGTTTTGGCCGATGAGCTACCTAAAGAGACTGAAAAGATATTTAAGTCCCAGACCGGTACAGTGGATTCAAGCCCCCAAAGTACGGACTCGATGGCAGATCAGATTATTATCTCCGAAGGATGGCATCTTCCCTCGGGCGAAGACGCTACAGACGGACGACACACAATCGTATGCACCGAAGGAGTTTTGCTAGATGAAGTCTGGGTACACGATTACTTTCCCTTTGAGAAACTGGACTACAATGCGAATACTGTTGGTTACTTTAGCCAAGGGTTAGCAGAGATATTATTTCCCACGCAAATGGAAATATATAAAATGCTGATCATTGCCAGTCAATCTATTGAGATGACCGGTGTTCCAAAGATCATCATTAGTGAACTATCGAAGGTTTTGGAAACGGCCTTTAATAACAATATCTCCAGCATTATCAAGGTGAAGAGCATGGCCGAGGCTCCACAGTTTGTTAACGCGACCTCTAATAATGCAGAGATCTACGAATACATCAAATGGCTTATTGAAAACGCTTACCAAATTTCTGGCATATCTTCTCTCTCCGCTAACGGGACTAAACCCGCTGGACTAAATAGTGGCGAAGCGCAGCGTGAGTACATGAATATCCAGAGTACTCGTTTCTCTGCAATGCAAAAAAGGTATCAAGAATTCTACCCAGGTCTTGCTACAAAGATGCTCGATAAGGCGGCAGAGATCCATAAGAAGTATGGAAAGTACTCGACTATCTATGCGGGAGATGATGGAACCCGCGAGATAGACTTTGCACGCCTTAGTCTTTTAAAGAACACCAATGTTATCCGCTGTTATGAAGAGTCATCGCTCCCTAAAGACCCAGTGGGCAGGCAATCTAAATTAAGTGAAATGCTGGCCGCTGATGAAATATCAAAGCAAGAATATCGTCGTTTATCACGGCTCCCAGATCTTGAGCAGTCAGACCAATTAGCTATCGCATTAGAAGAGCGCATCCTCCATGACCTAGACCAAATTGTTGAAGAGGGTCAAAAGGGTTATAAAGCGCCTGATGAATTTATCCTAGATCCAACAGACCTTGCGACTCAGTTAACAGTTCAAACCTACAATAAATACGTAGTTACGGACATGGAAGAAGAAAAACTCCAATTATTCAAAGACTACTTCGACGCTATTCAAGATCTAAAGCAGAAGGCTATGCCTCCACCCGTACAACCGGCTCCCGCGCCACAAGGTCAAGGTCCTGCAGTCGCACCACCACAACCGAGTATAAGCCCGACGTCTAACGTTCAAGTTTAAGAAGAAACATAACAAGGAGAATAAAATGGGATTTACCACAGAAGACATGCCCGCTGCCCCTATCGCTAGAGCCTTAGCTGAACCCAGTCAATTCGATCTGCCCGTGAGAGAGTTCGTAGGCTACGACGCTAGCAGAACACCTCAAAAAGAAGTTCCACGTGAAACGCCCGTAGTTGCTACCGAGACTCCCGCTGAAGAAGTGACCCTCTCGCCAAAGGTCTCGGCCCTTGCCCGTAAAGAACAAGCTCAACGCGCTAGAGAGAAAGCCATAGCCGAGAAGGAACGAACGTTTGCCGAAAAGATGGCCGACGCCGATAAATATCACCAATTAAAAACAAAGCTTGCAGCCAAAGATTATTCCGCTGCTGAAGAATTAGGCCTCACTTACGAAGAATATGTGAAGCACGAGCTCAATAAAGAAGCCTCCAAAGATCCAGCACAGGAACGGGTGAGGCAATTAGAAGAAAAGCTTTCGGCCCTAGAGAAGGCAAGAGAAGAAGACGCAGTTAAGGAGTATCAGGCAAACCAAGCCTTGTGGAAAAACGAGATCAAAAAGACCGTAACAGAGAACGAAGAGTTTTCTACAATCAAAGACTTAGGTGCTGAGGACATTGTCCTAAAGCACATTAACGATTCTTTTGAGGAAGACGGTTTAGAGCTCTCAGTCGAAGAAGCAGCGAAGGAAATTGAAGAAGCTCTTTTAGAGAGAGCTAATAAATTTGCTTCAGTAACAAAGCTTAAAAACAAGGTCGGGGGAAAAGTGTTAGGCCCACCAAAGACCGTTACGACCATAACACAAAACATGACGACCACTCCTAGAAGTGTGCCGTCTGCAAAGCCCTTTCACTTGATGAGTGAGTCTGAACAAATTCAAGAAGCCACTCGTCGGATGCAACAGGCTAAACTACAAAGGTAAATTAAATGGGAACTCCAGCGAATACAGCGATTGCGTACTCAAACGGTCAGGATAACTTACAGATCTTAAAAAATCTGTTTAGTGATGATGCTTGGGTAGCACGCGATTTAGTTTTTAATAAAAATAGATTTCTTTCGATGGTTGATAAAGACGAGACAGAAATGGGCTTAGGCGGATCCGGTTTCCCTATCCCCGTTATCTATGACGTTGGTGGTGGTGGAAGTGCAAACCTTGGTACTGCTCAAACGTATCAAACTGCACCTGCAACTGCTTCCTTCTTGTTAACAACGGTTAACGTGTACCGCGTCGGTTCTATCCAGAACCAATTCTTACGCGCATCCGCTCAGAACATCGGAGCATTTATTCCTGCAGCTAAGATGAACGTGAAAGCTCTTTACATGGGAGCAGCTAACGACATTGCGTTCCAAATGTTTAGCGACGGATCTGGAACAAGGGGATCGTACGGTGCAAACGGCGGATCTGGCTCTATTAGTAGTGGTGTTATTACTCTGGATAACCTGGGGCAAGTATATCAGTTCTCGGTAAACATGGCTCTCTACAGCTTCTCTGTATCTGGTAGCACTGCTACTCAGTCCACTGGTGCTGCTGTTGGTTATGTCATTGCCGTTGATACCGGTGCTGGAACTGTAACAGTAAGTGCTACCCAACAAGGTGCTGCTGGAACTCCTACAAATTGGTCCACAAGCTTCCCGTACTTAGCTCGCGCTGGGGATACAAGCTTTGCGACTAACGGTCTAAACTCTGCAAACATGCTTTGTATTGCAGGTCTAGGCGCATGGATTCCTTCCACTGTCCCTTCTAGCTCAGACAGTTTCTTTACACAGAACAGAAGCGTTTCTCCTACAAAACTTGCAGGACTTCGTTTCACAGGTTCCAGTGAAAGCATTCAAGACTGTTTGATTGACTCTACGAATCAATTGTCTGCTCAAAGCTCTGAAGCTGGAGACCCTGATGTTATTTTCATCAATCCCGTATCTTACCAAACTCTCGTTAAGAACCTAACTGGCCAAGGTCAATATCAAATGATCAGGGCTAAAGTTAACGAGGAAGTGGAAATTAGCTTTAAGGCACTTGTTCTGCCTACGGCTAACGGTGAGATCTCGATCATTCAAGATCGTAACTGTCCCGCACAGACTGCCTATGTGTTGACGATGAAAACTTGGAAGTTAAGAAGCTTAGGAAAGATTCCTCAGTTTTTAACCTTCCCTGGATTCTACGACATGTTGGGATTTCCGATTGCAGGTCAAGACGCAGTTGAAATTCGGGTCGGTGGTTATTTGAACCTTACATGCAATGCACCTGGTGCAAATGCAGTGGTGTCGTTACCTCAATAAAACTAATTGCTACACTCTTCATAGTGATTAGGGTCAGCCCCCGGATAACCGGGGGTTTGGCTTTTTGTGAAGCAAAATTACTCTATTGTAGGACCACCTACGCGCTGACTCGACTAGTTCCCTGACACTCGAGCGGTTAAACTTTCAGGGAAATAGAGGTCCTATGGCTAATATGTTAGGCAATAACGGCGGAAGACTTTACTCTTTTGCTGCTCAACCCGTTCTAATCGATTGTAACTTCACTGTAGACTCAACAAACGGCAACGGTAAGGGAAATAGAACACTAAAAGGCCAAGGTGTTAAAGATGTTCTCATGTACACCACTGCGGCCCTCACGGGAACAGTGGCAACAACGGCAAACACAATTACGTCTATCGCTGGTGGAACTTCTAGCCTTTTGCTTGGAATGCCAGTGCAAGGAACTGGGATCCCCGCTGGAACAACAATCACCAGTATTATTTCAAGTTCCTCAGTAGGGATAAGCTCCACTCCTACCGGAAATCACTCAAGTGAATCTATAACTTACCAAGCGGTAGGAAGTCCAAACCCTGCAGCCGGTTATGCTTTGATTCACCTTACCTCTAACTACAACAGATACCTGGGTGGGTTTTCTGGCTTTGTGTCTCCTTCAACTGGTGGAACAATAGCTATAAACTCAACTTCATTAACCCCCGGAGTTCCATATGTTATAGCTTCTGTCGGAGCTGGACCTGACGGTTCTGCAACGATTGCACCTGTAGCCGATAGCTCGGGTAGCTTAGCTTCTACATACTTCACTCTCTACGACGCTTACGGAAACACATTTGTAATATGGTTCTATGTCACTAGTGTCGGTGGAAGCGCTCCTAACTTAGGCCCTCAAGCGGCTTATGGATCCAGAGGTCTTTATTACGTTCAACAAACCATTGCAGAGAACGCAACGGCTGCAAACATCACCACCGCATTAAGCGCAACGATTACTCTACTACCCTCTGGTGTTAACGGAGTTTATAGCTTCACTGCTTCTGGTGGTGGCGGTGCGACTTTGACTGTAACCTCTACGGTTGCAGCTCCTTTAGCCGGAGTTCCTCAAGACGGAAGTAACGCAATCCCTGCTAACAATAACCAAGCTGTTTCAATTTGGTTTACGATCGCTAGCGGGTCTGCCACTTCAGGTTCTGTATGGACTGACGGAGCAGGAAATCTCTATACGGTTTCTGCAACAATCTCTAGCCAAACTCTTCTTAAGACTACGGGCTATGCACTACCCTCAACAGCGGCCGGAACATTAACATTTGTGTCTGGTAGTGGAGCAACAACGACTTTAAGTTATTCAGCTGCAGTCTCTGGACTCGCCACTGGATTTACTTTCGCACTTGTGAATTACAACAGTAATCTTAACTGCTGGACCGGAGTCGGAGTGAAACCCGGAGTCGTTCCCGCTGTAGGTGTTCCGTTTATCGCAACAACCTCTGGTGTATCAACGGGTGGTGGATCTTCTGGAACAGTCATCGCTGCTGGAATCTCTGGAATAACTTCAATCGAAGTCATCGGGAACACAAGCCTTGCTTTGGCTCCTATCGCTACGGGTTATTCCGCAAATACTGGAGGCTGGGTTTTAGTTCAATTCTTAGCTCCTACAAGTACTAGCGTCACGACTCTCATTCCTACAAACCCGACTAATAACTCGGTTGTTGGAATGTCGTTCTATGTAGACGCTAGAGTTTCTCCATCAGATAACACCGCTCGCTACGCTTAATAGATTTTGAATCATAGGGCTGGCCTTTACGGGTCGGCCCTTATTTTAAGAAGGGTCTATTAATGGCAGTCGTACAAAATGTTATTCTACAGACAGGCAATGGACAAAATTTCATTACGTGGAATATCGTCACCGGTGTATCTAATTATACTGTTCAGCGTAGTGTTGATGGCGTTAATTGGACTACTATTTCTTCACCCGCAATCAATAACTACCTTGATACTACGGTATCCATAGGGACGAATTACTTTTATCAAGTCAGTGCAGGGACTGGATATACAGTATCTCAGCCTAATTCTATTACACCATGCGCACCTGGACAGATTAACTTAGGCTACATTCGCTACCAGGCAAAATTAAGAACGGACATGCTTAAGAGTAAGTTTGTCACTGACGATGAATGGAATATCGAAATCAATCAGTCTGCAAAAGAGCTCTATGGTTTACTCGTTCAGAAATACGGGGAGGATTATTTTCTAGCTCCTCTACAGGTCTTTAACAGCACAGGACAATTATTTTCTCCGCTCCCTAACGGAGTTAATTTCTTAAATATCAACGGTCAGCCTAACCCAAGTGGGACGGCGGCCCCTGCATGTTTCAAGGTTCACAAACTAGAAGTGAATTCTTTCGGAGCTCAAGCCACAAGTCCTACAGGATGGGTCCCGATGTCTCGATGTAATGCTTCAGACGTGGATAAATATAATTTATTATTCGGAGCTTCTTCAAACGTCGTCTCTGGCCAATACTGCCAATATCAATACAGAGAGATGGGAACGAACCTCGTTATTATTCCTGTGACGTCAGGTCAGTCTCTAAGACTTTGGTACGTTCCTTTAACACCAGATCTTTTACAAGACACTGACATGCTCCCTTATTCTTATTCAGGCTGGCACGAGTACGTCGTGGTTGACGTTGCTTCAAAGTCTTTAGATAAGAAACAATTTGCAGAACAGGCCGCACGTTTAGACGCAAGAAAAGCTGCACTTGAAATGAGAATTGAAACAGAAGCTGCTAACAGAAACGTTGGAGCTCCTAACACCGCGACAAACTCAAGGTCTATGTACGGAGATCCCAACTTTGGCGGTGGAATGTTTGGCGGATGGGGATCTGGTGGAGGCTTTGGTTATGGCGGCGGTTAATTTATTTAAAAGCCAAGATCAAACTTTCATGCTCATGCAAAAACAGTGGATGAGTCAACTTAATCCATTGCTCGGAAATATCTTAACTCAAGGAAGCTTGCTTCCAATGCAGAAATTAGTAAACGGATCTACAATGTTTAATCACTACCTTGGAAAACAAATGACCGGGTGGATTTTGGTAGATCAAAACGCTCTCGCAAATATTTACAGAAGCGCTCCATTGAATTCTCAGACCTTAACCTTAACTAGCTCAGCGCCGTGTACGGTGAGCTTATGGATATTTTAAATGGCAACAACAACTCTCACTCCAAATATGTCCTTGATTGTTCCAACGGTCGGAGCCACTGGAGACCCAGGCCCTGATTATGCAAACAATCAAAATCAAGACTTATCAATCCTAGATACCCATAATCACAGTCCTGGAAGCGGAGTACAGATCACTCCTCAGGGATTAAACATAAACACAAATCTTCCGTTTAATAATAATTCAGCCACTGGAGTCTTTGGAGTAGAGTTTTCGGCTCCGACTTCGAGTAATCTTTTAACATTCCTTTACACTAACGCTCAATCTGGCGGCGGAGTAACAGATCTTATTTTATAACGATGGTGCGGGTAATGTTATTGCTCTTACAAAAGCGGGACTAGTAAACGCAACGATCGCGTCTCTACCAGGTGAGAGTTACTCTGGTGGAACCTTCACTTGGGTTACAAGGCTCAGGGTCTACGACTCCTGCCAACTTTGATATCGGATCTGTAATTATTAGACCAAATACTGCAGGCACAACAAACGGAGTAACTTTAAGTCCACCGTCTGGGATCGCCTCAGCGTATGGGATTCAACTCCCTCTCTTAGCCGGGTCCACACTTCCTATTGTAATGGACTCGTCTGGTAATCAGTCAGCGGCCCAGATCACAGGAGCTCAGATTGCAAGCGCTACTATTACCGCAAGTAATTTAGCCGTAACCGTCGGAGTGAATCCGGCGGGTACAATAATTATGTTCGGTGGAACAGTTACTCCTACAGGATATTTGTTCTGCGATGGGTCTGCTGTAAGTAGGACGACCTACGCGACACTGTTCGCAGCTGTAGGAACGGCCTACGGCTACGGCGACGGGTCCACGACCTTTAACGTGCCTCAAGGTCAAGGTGTGTTTATGCGAGGCGTGGACAACGGAGTTGGTAATGACCCGGACGCTAGCATCTCGGACACAGTATTTCAAGTTCTGGAGGTAACACCGGAGATAACGTGGGTTCCGCACAAGGGATGGCAACTTCAGAGTCACGGTCACGGGGCCGCTATAAGTAATACGGCCGGTGGGAATCAAGATTCAGGGTCTGCCGGTTCAGTATCTCCTAATCCTCCAATATACGCAGCTGGTGATAACTACATTCAGTTTACCGGTGGAAACCAAACTAACCCAGTCAACATTTACGTTAACTTTTACATTAAAACTTAAGGAGATTGATGTCTCTCGTCCCTCAACCGGTTACAATTTCGTTTAACCAAGGTGTCAATCTAAAGACAGACCCTTGGCAAGTCCCTCTAGGACAATGGGTCGCTTTAGAAAACAGTATTTTCACGACTCAAGGCCAACTTAGAAAAAGAAACGGATATGAACTTTTAGCCACAATCGATACCGCTTCCACAATCTGCACATATCTTGGCAATTTAGTTTCTCTCGGAACGTCTTTAGATATTTATTCAGAAGACACTTTAAGTGTTTTCAATACAGGCACAATTCAGCCCATGGGTTTAAGCGTTCTCTCCATGGTGAGACGCGCCACTTCTCAAACGACTGTTGATATTGCAATTGCTCCAAACGGTTTATCTTGTGAGACGTGGTTAGATCAAAACGGAAATTCTTATTACCAAATCAATGACTCGGCTACCGGAGGAACGATTGTTCCCGCGGTTTCTATAACGACAGGTACTGACGTTAGTGCCACTCTCTCAAGAGTCTTTGTGTTAGGTAATTATTTTGTAATAACCTATCTAGCAACAGTCTCGTCAAGTGCGACGTTACGATATATTGCTATTCCCTTTGGCACTCCTCAAACTCCTTTGGCCCCACAAACAATATCAACGGCAATCACAAGTATCGCAGCGGCTTATGACGGATTAATCGTCGCTGTAAATACAGGAGTTTTATATTTAGCTTGGGAAGACTCAGGTGTTTTAAAAATTTCAAGTCTCAGTAACACTCTAGTGCAAGGGTCTGTTATCTCTGTATCCTCACAGCCTGCAAATTTAATCACTCTCGCTTGGGACTCTGTACTAAGTCAGCTTTGGATCTCCCTTTATAACGCTAGTGGGAATACAATTAAGACTTTGGCCTACGGTTCAGCTCTAGGAAATATTTTAGCATCTACGACGGTTGTAAGTTCTATAACCTTAAATAATGGTTTAACGTCCACGGCTAACGCTGGTGTTTTAAGTTTGTTCTACGAGGTCAGTAACTTTTATGGATATGACAGCTCACTTAGGACTGACTACATTGCTACAAATACATGTACTATTGGAGGGACTGTTGGTTCTCCTTCTATTCTACTACGTGGGATCGGACTCGCGAGTAAGGCGACATATCTTAGCGATACTAATCTTAGTTACATGCTTGTCGCTTATGGCAGCGTTTATCAACCATCTTACTTTCTAATCTCGTCTACTGGGAATGTTATTGGAAAACTCGCCTACGAAAACGGCGGTGGATACGTCATTAATCAAGTTTTACCACAAATTAATGTGTCTACTGTTGACGGAGAAACTGTTTTTCAAATTGGTTATCTCTATAAAGACTTTTTAGCGAGCATTGCAAATCCGGTTGGACCTTTAGGCTCTAACGTTGGGACTAACACAACTCAAGGGGCCAGTGCTCCTCCGATTTACACTCAGTCTGGAATAAATTTATCCACATGGACTTTCAACGCTCCTGTTGCAACAGCTGAGACAGGTTCAATTCTTCATATGGGAATGGGATTTCCGCTTATGTTCGACGGCGTAAAACCCGTGGAACACCAATTTCACGTATGGCCGGATGCAATCGAAGCGTCTTCAGCAAATAGCGGAGGCGGTCTCTCTGCTCAGCAGTACTATTATCAAGGGATTTATAATTGGACAGATGGGCAAGGCAATCCTCAATATAGTGCACCAAGCGTTCCAGTTCCTGTGACATGTGTTGCTGGGTCAGGCCTAACTTTCGACTCTGTGTTTTCTTCTGGCGTTTCATCAATCACCGTTTCTTCTGCGACCGGGTTATTCGTCGGTCAGACAATTACTGATACAACGACCGGTGCAAATATTCAAGCCGGCACAAAAATCACATCAATCGTGGGAACCACGGTCACTCTAAGTTTGCCCACGGCCGGAAATTCAACAACAACCCCAGGTGACGTTTTAAAAACCGTAGATCAAGCGACAAATACAGTTTATTTCCCAACGTTAAGGCTCACTGATAAAATAGCAAACAACGTAAGACTTAGGCTCTACAGATGGTCTACGGCGAATCAAAACTATTACGAAGTGACGTCCGTTATAAATCCTACTCTTAACAACCCGGCTGTTGATTATATTACGATTACCGATACACAAAACGATCTTTCAATTATTGGAAATAGTCTCATTTATACAGTCGGCGGTGTAGTCGAAGATATTGCAGGCCCTTCATTTTCAATCTGCACAATGTTTGATGACAGACTCTGGGTTGTAGATAACGAAGATCCATATCTTGCCTGGTATTCAAAACAAGTGATTGAAGGGACGGGGGTAGAGTTTAGTGATCTTTTTACTTACTACGTGGCCCCCACTCAAGGAGCTCAAGGGTCCACCGGACCTATTACAGCTTTGTGTCCTATGGATACAGAGTTGGTATTTTTTAAGAGTGAGGCTATATTCTACCTCAATGGGTCAGGCCCGGATAACACAGGAGCGAATTCGACTTATTCCCAGCCTATTTATATTAGCTCTACCGTGGGTTGTTCTAATCCTAACAGCATTGTCCAAACTGACGATGGGATAATGTTTCAATCCGATAAAGGGATTTGGCTTTTATCCAGAGGTTTACAACCAAGTTACATCGGCGCCATGGTCGAAAATCTCGTTCTAGGAAACACCGTAACCTCAGCTAATGTTATTCCAGGAACAACACAAGTCAGGTTTATGATGAATACTGGCATAACCATAATGTACGACTATTATTTTAAAGAGTGGGGATGGTTTACAAATACTCCAGGGGTATCGGCGACTCTTTATCAAGGCCTACACACATACCTCGATACTTTTGGAAGAATTGTTCAAGAAACTCCAGGAAAATATTTAGACATTTCTACACCCATTAATATGTACGCTCTTTCTAGCTGGATTAAATTACAAGGTTTGTCTGGATATCAGAGATTCTTAGAACTTCAGATCTTAGGGGCCTACATCACGCCACATAATTTAAACGTTCAATTCGGGTACGACTTTGGACCATTGTCCGAGTACGCAGAGATTGAACCTATAAACGGGACAGGTAATTATGGAACAGACGCCTTATACGGCCAAACGTCTCCTTATGGCGGGCCTGGTATCGTTGAACAGTGGCGCGTACAACCAGCCCAGCAGCAGTGCCAGTCATTTCAAGTGGCTATACAAGAAGTTTATGATTCTACTAAGGGCGTTCCTGCCGGTGCAGGATTGACCTTGTCAGCATTTACGGCAATAGTTGGTGTAACGCGTTCTTATCGACCTTTGAAAGCGGCAAACACAGTGGGGAGCGGTTAATGGATCTAAAGAAAATCCAACTTTTTAATAATAAGATGGGACGTCCGAAGTATAGCAAAGGCGGTTACATAAAAAAGATCGCTGGAAGAAAATACTTCGACGCTGGTGGTATCGCCGCAAATAACACCGCTCCAGGAGTGGGTAATCCTTCAACTCAAACCACAAGCGGAACTGGCGGAGGTCTTGGCGGTGCCGTAGCTAACTTCCTAGGCACCGAAGGAGTTTCGGCCAACACAACTCAAGGAACAAATGCCGGTCAGTTAAATACAGCTTACACCGGTGCTAATAATGCCATTAATGCTCAAGTAGGTTTAACAAATACCGTTGCTCCTCAAGCTACAAATGCCGTTAACAATCAAAACGCAGTGGCTAATCAAGAATTAGCCATGACTCAAGGAGCGGGACCAAATCCTGCACAGGCCGAACTAGCTCAAAACACTCAAACTAACGTTGCAAATCAAGCAGCCTTGGCAGCGGGTCAACGTGGCGGATCCGCAAACGTAGGACTTCAAACAAGACAAGCCGCACAGACTGGGGCCGCAACACAACAAGCTGCAGTAGGACAAGCCGCTACGACAGAAGCTCAGCAACAAATCGCTGCACAACAAAATCTTGCAAATTTATCAAATAACCAAGTATCTCAAGCGGGGCAGGCTACAAATAATTTAAATAGCGCTCAACAAAACGAACAAAATATTTTACAAAACGCAAACACATCTTACAACAATGCTCAAACTGCAATGCAGTCAAATCTAAATTCTACAAACTCCCAAGCGGCGGCTAGTGGTTTTGGTTCTATAACTGGAACGTCAGAGATAAGTGGTATTTTAAATAAGGGGGGATCAGTAGGAGACCCTAAAAATAGTGTCACAAATCTTCACGGACATAAAAAATTAGACTTCATTCATAAGATGGCGAAGATGGGATTAGACCATTTTGACAAAGGCGGCGACGTTCAACCCGCTCCCACTCCTCAACCTAAATCTTTTTGGGGAATGCCACAGGCTAACGCCGACACTCCGCCCCCACAATCCAATGTACAAGGCGCACAACAATCCATGGATAACGCTTTTGGGGGGCATGGAAATTATGACGATGGCGGGACAGTTTCAGATCTGGGTACAGAAAACTTTGCCCCAAGCGAAGCTAGTCCGGCTCCTGATGCTTCCGCTCCAGCAAGTGGAGGCAAAAAGGGCGGAGGCGGCGGACTCGGTGCTATTGTCGAAGCGTTAGCTCAAGGTGGAGAAGTAAATCCTTTGGTTAGCGCTATGCAAAATAGTCCTACAAATTTAGGTAATGCTTCTTATACTGGGAGTTCTTCATCTTCAGGGCCAACTCTTCCGAGCGTTTCCGCATTGCCAAAACCAGGTGGAAGTGGTGCTGCACAAAAAGCTTATAATCTTTATAAAAAAAATACAGGTTCAACTTCTGCAAACCCTGCAACGGGGGCTACTCCAGAGGGGTCCGCCTATAATTCCGATCTCACTCCAGTTGGGAATCAAATGGCCGGGAACTCTAGTAGCAATGCCGGGTTCTCCGACGATAGTGGAGGCGCAGCTGATGCGGCTTCAGACGTCGGTGATATCATGGCGGCTAAAGGTGGTGAGATCTGGAATATTCATCCTTCTCAACATGCTCAATATGTAGCGGAACATTTTAAAAACTATTTCTCAAAAGGTGGGGAATCTAAAAAAGTTGAAGCCATGGTCTCGCCTGGAGAAAGGTATTGGAACCCTCGTGAGGTAGATCAAATTAAGCATGGCGCTGACCCTATGAAATTAGGAACAATCGTTCCTGGAAAAGACAAAGTTCCTGGAAAAGATTCTCTTAAAAATGATACGGTTCCGGCAACGCTAGAAGAAGGTGGAATTGTAAATCCTCTTCATGTAGAGAAAACAAAAAACTCAGACAAAGCAAGATTGTTTGTTTTAAAATCTTTAAAAGCCACTGGCCGTCACCTCGCCAAACCTAGGAGCATGAGCTAATGCTAGACTTCAAAGACTGGAAGAAAACAAAAGAAGATTCTAAAAGTGTGGAGATGACCCACCCTAAGGGACACTCCATGACGATACTTCTTAAGGGTCTACCAGGTATACAAAAAGAGGCTATAAAGCGATTGCCTTTATCTGATGGCGGTGAAATAAAAGGCGTTCATAAATCAGCGTATGATTCAAAAGATAAAACATTAATGGGTGAGTCTGAAGCCGGTAAACAAACAAAACAAATGGACATTCGTAAAGACGCCAAAGCAAAAGCAGTAGACGAACATCATAAAGTTTTAGGGGAAATGAAAGCGCAACCTAAACCTAAAATTCAAGGTTTTGACGAGGGTGGAGATGTTACGTCTGATGATTCTAAACCACCCGTTACAGTAAATGTTAATTCAGGACCTCCATCACCTGCAGCACAACAGGCTTCTACTCCTGTGAATGTTCCACAACCAAATATTCAAACTCAGAACCCATCTGTAACACTTCCAAACCAAAGCATGTCGGCTCCGGGTGCTATGGCTACTGGACAACAAGCAATTCAAGGACAATCTAAAATAGATGCGACTCACGCACAAGCTCTCATTCCTATAGAGCAAGCAAAGCAAAGAGCTATTCAACTAAACGCACAACAAGACCAAGACAATATTAATTCTCTCCGGACTCATGCAGCTAATCTCGATAAGAATATTAAACAAATAGACCCGCAAGCCTATGTGAAGAATATGTCAGATCCAAAGAGAGTGGCGACTGCAATAGGATTATTTCTCGGCGGCGCCGGTGTGCCATACGGCGGAGATAATTTTGCTGGAAAATTTCTTAATGATTCAATAAATCGCGACGTCGCTGCTCAACAACAGAACAATGAAAATCAAAAAACTATTTGGGGCGCATATAATACACTTTATAATAACGAAAATATTGCGTCGAACATGACCAAGGCCAGTATGGCCCAGGCTTACTCGAATCAAGTCGATCAGGTGGCCGCTCAGCTTGGAACGCCTCAGGCCATCGTCAACGCACAGAAATTAAAATCTCAGCTCGCAATCACTGGTAATAAAGGCATTTTAGAGGCTTCGGGGAATCTATCTAACACTCAAAACATGCCAAGAGGGAGCGGAAACCCTGGACAACCTCAAACTAATAATCAAAATATTTTGAGAACATCTACTGGACCTCAGGCTCAAAATGAAAAACCATTATTACCACCAGATGATTACGCAGATAATCCACTTTTAACACCAGAGACTAAAAGTACTGTCTTTGGAATGCAACAAGGGTCGCCTGCACAACGAGCTAATTATCCAGAAGCTTTCAAACAGTATACCCAGGCCGCACAAGCTGACACGGTTTTAAGCCAACTTCATGAAGTACATCAACAGCTTTATAAAGATGCGCAACAAGGTGGAACTTCTGGTTATCTAAGACGGCATGATCCTACCGCTACCATACCGTTTGCAGGTCACGCTATTTCTCAAATGTTTGTTCAGCCTGCTACTGACACTCAAACCAATAGGGACTATGACTCTAATAAGACTCGCGTCGTAAGTGATATCGCTAATGCGCTTAGGGGAACTAACGTGAGCGGCGAGGCTATACAACGTATTGTAGATGATAACACTCCAGAGCATGGCGATACGCCAAAAATGGTCGCTCAGAAGGAACGCAATATACGCGTCTTCATAAAGAATAGTGTTCCTAAGACCTTACTTGGTGGTGGCAAATAAATGCCGTTTATTCTAAAAGTGTGTTATAATGTATATAGAGTTAACAAAGGAGGCTCTATGAAGTTTATAGAGGTCTTAGGCGAGTGGATTGTGGTTGTTCTTTTCTTTTCCGTTATATTCAAGAATACGATAAGCGCTTTTATCAAAGGGGTTTTTGGAGAACTTACTGATAAACAACGGTCAAGGATCTTACTATTTACCGTGAGTTCAGTTCTCATTTTATCGATTGTCACAACGTCTTTTCAGCGCAAAAGCGAATCCCAAGACCAAACTCAAGTACAAATATCTCAGCCTGTTCCCGCTCCCATTCATAAAGGAGTGGAGTTGATATGAGATACTTTAGATTTTCAATTCTTCTCTTTGTTACTTACTTTGTTGTATCTTACATAAATGTATAGGGATGATTTGCAATGATTGATGGCTGAGGGACGTTTTGGATTACCGAAATTAGACGTAAAGCCGTCAGCTAAATGGGCTCTTCCCAATAGTTCCACTGTGCCTAATGATCCCGCAAATCAGATTAATCGTGCTAAAGGTGATCCTAATAAAGCTGCTCCAGGTGTTGAGTTTCATGGTGATGAAAAGACAATAAACGACGGCACTACAGACGTTGCGGTTAGCGTTCTAAATAAACCAAAAGTTCCAGGACAATTTTCTCCTCCAGATAAAGAAAAGCAACATTTTCCGCCCTGCATAAATCCAACGTGTAAAAGTTTTGGAAAATCACACCCAAATTGTTTATGTTATTCGGGTCCTGGTGGATCTTCTCTCGAGCAAGGTCACTTCGCTCATGGCGGATGCATAGGCCCACACAAAGAAGATTGCGAGCACTTTGCGGACGGTGGTCAGGTTGAAGAACAAACAAACCTTCTCAATAACCCTCAAGACACATTAGACCATATCGGCGTCCAACATGGCCTCCACCACTTACTCACAAAAACTGGGAATAACGGAAGATCCGAGAATAAAGATAAGCATTTTGAAAATTACGTCGACTCCGCAAGACGCGGTCATAAGACTCTAGATAGCCATGTATCTAAATTACTGACTAAAGAGAAAATGGACGTAGAACCACCGGACACAGAAGCCCTAAAGGCTCATCTTGATGATTTAAACGAAAATCCTGAAAAAATGCTCGATATAGGCGGAGACCTACCGTCTGTTCTACCTACGCATGGATCCACTTTGGCGTATAGATCGGCGAATGCCGTGAATTATCTGAATTCTATCAAACCTAAGGGATCTCAAAGAGGCCCTCTAGACCGAGTGATTCCACCAGGGAAGTTCCAGTCGGCGGATTACGATCGTGCTTTGCAAATTGCAGAAAATCCGTCTCTCGTGCTCCACAAAGCAAAGCATGGGACTGTGTCACCTAAGGACTTAAAGACCCTAAATACGATCTACCCCTCGTTAGGTCCGACATTGGCAAATAAGTCTTTTGGGGCCTTAGTGGATGCGAAACAAAAAGGCACAGAAATACCGTTTAAGACTAAATCTGGACTTTCCAAACTCCTAGGACAGCCACTAGAGTCAAGTCAGACCTGGCAAGCCTCTCAGTCAATCATGCAAGCCAATATGCCCACACAGCCTCCACAGACCCAAAAACAACCCAAAAAAGTGACTAATAAGGGAATAGACGTAATCCAAAAGAATGAAGCTGACTTAGCCACTCCTTCTCAGGCTCGTTTAATGGGAAAAGGCGAGTAAATGTGAAGCGCTCCGACATAAGAAAAGCAGCAGCTTAGCACTGCTAACTCTTTCTTAGGGGCGTCGAATGTCTGGAAAAAATCAAACACCTATAGTTCTCGGTCTTAACGCCCTCACATTTAATCTGCACTCGTCTCAACCAGGGATGAGTTGGCAAGCTAATAGCCCTGTAACGGGGTTTTATCCACAAAACCTGACCGTTCAAGGCCAAGGATCTGTACCTTCCGGTAACCCTAGTGGTGCCATGGCTTCGACAAATACCATTTACACTCAAATCGTTGATGTGAGTCGTATGGATAATATCGGATTAGAAATAGCCTGGACAGGCACTCCGACGGGAACGCTTACAATTCAAGTTTCAAACAGTGGACTTGCTTTCTACACACTCTCTGATTTCAACTCTTCTCAGCCACAACCCGCAGGCTCAGCTGGTGGTTACGTAGTTACACTCACCCAACTCCCATTTAAATATTTCTTCCTACAATACGTGAATATCTCTGGAACTGGCATTCTAACCGCCTACGCGCAACTAAAGGATTTGAACTAATATGGCTCAAGATATTGTTTGGCCCTCTTCTGGAGGCGGTGGTGGTGGTGGTAATAATGCAGCAGCAGGACCTACGGGAACCCCAATCCCTACCGATGCCGATTTCGTAGGTTTTAAGGATGCCAGTGGTAATCTTGTTGGCGTCTCTGCTGCGACTCCATTACCTGTCACACTTGAAAGTGAAGTTGGAACTTTATCTGTCAACCTAACTCAAGTCGGAGGTGCGGCTGTAGCTCTTGGTCAAACGACCCAGTCGGCTTCCATCCCAGTTACAATTGCTTCTAATCAAACGGCAGTGCCGGCATCTCAATCAGGCACTTGGACTAATACCGTCACCCAAACCACTGCAGCCAATTTAAACGCAACGGTGGTTCAATCGACTGCTGCTAATTTAAATGCGACTGTGGTGGGCGCGGGCACGGCTGGAACACCCACTGGGGGGGTTGTTACAGTTCAGGGCTCAGCGAGTGGAACGGCTATACCTGTAACGAGTGCCTCTTTACCACTTCCTACAGGGGCTTCCACTTCAGCTCTTCAATCGAGTACTCAAGGTACGGTAGCTCCAGGCACAGCGGCTACAAATTCTCAACTTGTGGGAATGGTATATGATTCTACAACGTCTGCTCCCACCAATGGTCAACAGTTAGCTTTACAATCTGACCAATACGGCAATTTGCAAGTTTCTGCGCCTGATATGATAATTACTGGTCAATCAGCACAAACAGCAACTGTAAACAATATTTTAACGGCTACTGCAGGAACAGCGGCAACTCCTACTATGGGATTCCGGTATGCTTGTGTACAGGTAAATAGCACGGGTACTGGTGGAACATATATCTTTGAACAATCAATGGATAATACCAATTTTATAACTGCACCAGTTCAAATAGCATCTAGTCAAAGCACAAGTGGATCAATTGATAGCGCAACTACCGCAACTGCCAGCAATTTAATCTATTTTTCCCCATTGCCCAGTGCTTATATAAGACTTCGCATTGCAACAGCCATTACTGGTGGCAGTATACAGGCCATTTCTAGATTTTCTCAATTCCCCATTATTCCTACAACTTTGGCAACCCTTACAAATTTAAACGCGGGGTCTAATAATGTGGGTAATGTAGCAGCAATAGTAAATACTATTGTACCCGATGTTGCTAGTGCGGCTGTTACAGGAAGTGTTACTAGTACAGTATTCACACCCGCTGCCGGTAGCTCTTATGTCGTAGATATACCAGTTACTGCAGTTTCAGGAACTACCCCAACCCTAACTACCCAAGTTCAAGAGTCTGCTGATTCTGGCACTAATTGGTACACTGTTTATAACTTTCCTGTGATAACCACTACCGGTTCCTACACAAGTCCAATGATAACTCTAACAGGCAATAGAGTTAGGTATGTTCATGGCGTTACCGGATCATCTCCCAGTTTTACAAGAGCAATCAATAGACTCCAATCTAATCAATCAAATTACGCACAGCCAACTGGAACTATATATGTTGATAGAAGTGGTTCTACGAGCGCAACTCCCAGCACCTCTACCCAAGTAGCGGCATACAATCAGCAACGCAGATACTTTATAGTTCAGAATTTAAGCACATCCGCTACCATTTATATAAACTTCACAACTGCTGCAGCAACTACAGGATCTTTGCAACTCCTTCCTGGTGGATCCTATGTAATGGAATCAAACACAATCACAACGGAAGCTATAAACGTTTTATCAACTGTTGCGTCTGTGCCTTTTGCAGCGAAGGAGGGATAATGTCTGAAATACTAATACAAGTCATAGATAGTGCAGGAAATGTTGGATATATCTATTATTCTTCAGGTTCTTTTACAGACAGTGTTTCTGCATTAGAAGCATTAAACGCTCTTCCTACCGGTCACTATATGGCTCAAATCGTTAATGGCAATCAAGCTACTGTATTGGCGGTGATTTAATGGGCATAAACAATCCCTCACCCGTCGTCACTGGAAGTTATGCATCGGCATATTTTTCTCAAGCATCAACATGGTCAACAACTTCTGCTACATTTGCGGATCCCACTAATTCAGGAGGAAATACATTAACAATACGACAATCGTCTGGGATAACTTTAACTGCGGCGGGAAGTTCAATATGCGGTGTCACATTTACTCCGCCCAATAATACATGTGTATACCTAGTTTCAATAAATGCCTTTATCAGCGGAATAGTAAACTCGTCCATAGGCGGAATGCAATTAACAGATGGAACAACGACTATCGCTACGGCAAGTCTGCAAGGAAATTCTATCAATGGGGTATATGTATGTCTGCAAGGGATTTACGCGCCTGCTTCAGCTTTCTGCAGTAACTGTGAAAGTACAAGGAGCAGTCCAAACCGGATCGACATTCACTATTAACGGTAATGGTCAGTCTGGAGCAGTGACAATGGAATGGGTAGTACTAAGAATCTTCTAAGGAGATAAAATGAGTTATTTAGCTGCTACAAATAAACAGGTTCCTGAGAACGCAATACTAGATTACTTCAACAAACAAGTATATCTGGCCAACACATATTCCGCTGCGGCAAACTTTACAGTCGGGGCTTCTGAAATCCCTCTCTTACTTTTAAGTAATCTCCAAACGGGGAATATCACAAACATCAAGGGGCTCTTTCAAAACTTTCTTAAAGTGATTGGAAAAACAGCAAGCAATTCTATTACCTTAAACGCTTATCTAAACCCCACAGTTACCGGGGCCGGTACTGCAGCCACAATTATAAATCTAAGACCGTCGTATGGAGTCACCGGAAGTCTTGCGACCATCGCCACAAGCCCTTCAGTATCAGCTAACGGAACACTCGTAGATTCAATTTCTGCTCCAGCTTTATCAGTGGGGATTTCTCAGTCTCTTAAAATCTTAGATCAAAATCAGATTCTTTTAATTACTGGGATCGCGAGTGCTGCAAGTACTTCGATAACAGCTATTTTACAATGGTTCGAAATCTGAACAAATTTAATTTATAAAGGAGAAACTTTATGGAAGCATTTTTAGCAGGTCATGGTGGGATTGTTGCAAGCGTTTTACTGGTTGTTGGAATCCTAAACGTGGTCTTAAGTGCGGCTCAACAAATATTAGTTAAACTCGCAATTGCCGAGCCAAGCTGGATAACCACGGTCTCAAACGTTTTACTTAAGATCGTGCAATACTTGTCGGCTAACACACCGAGCCCGGCTCCTACACCTACAACTGTGGCAGCGACGACGGCAACACCACCGGCAACGCCTCCGGTAACTCCGGCTAGTTAATGGCCGACTTTGAAGAAGCGGTAAATTACGTTCTTGGCAATGAGGGGGCTTATATAAATAATCCCTCTGATCCAGGAGGGCCTACAAAATACGGTATCACTCTCGATATGCTTTCAAAATGGCGGAAGAAGGATTGCCATCCCATAGACGTTCAAAATATGACATTGACTGAAGCAAAAACTATTTATGAGAGTCAATTTTGGGACCCACTTAGGATTTCTAGTTTGAGTCAACCTATCGCCACAGCTATACTCGACACGGCTGTCAACGAAGGTCAATACAGTGCGATTAAACTCGCACAAATGGCCTTAGGCTCAAATATTTCTCCGGATGGTGTGATGGGCTTAAACACTCTACAAGCGCTTGACTCAATCAATCCTCGTTTGTTTCTTATAGCCTTTATGGGAGAGATACAGTCCCGTTATGTAAGACTTGTTGTAAACACGCCGAGTCAAATTCAATTCTTAGAAGGATGGTTAAGCCGGTCTCGAAAACTCATGAGCCTTGCATGACTGACTCTGCTGCAACGATACTTGTAGTTACCGGTCTAGCTGTAAGTGTGGGGCTTATCGTATTTTTTGTAGCCAAGTTTCAAAGCGCGTTAGCTGATAAGGAGATTGATGAAATTACACTGGCGGATAAAGCTATTGAACAAAAAGTGGATAATATGTCATTGTCTGATTTGGTTAAATCTAACAACGACGATAGCAAAGGCTCAAAGTGATGTTGTCCTCAATCAAGGCCAGTTGGCCCCTTTTTCTGGGGTCCTTTCTAGTGGTAGTACTTATCGCCAAAATAGCATTTATCGACTTGAGGCGGTGAATTTCCAGACTAACCTCAACTCATACGTGAAATGTGTTCCGGCAGAGGACTCATCTACTAAACTGATTTCAAGCGCAGGTGTGGCGACTGTATTATCTGTACTTCTTTTAGGCCTAGTCGTTGGCGCTACAGTTCACTAGTTATAAGTAATCTCTTCTTGCAAAATCTTAAGGCAAGCTTTCCACACTTCCTTAGATTCTGCACTAGCTCCAGGGTTTTGAAGCCCCTCAAAACATCTTTCAATTAAAAATGCTATCTCATGAATGTTTAGGGGTTCTTCCTCGATGTTCCTATCATGGTCTTTAAGCATGGTGGCAAATCCTTTCCTAATGTCTTCATTAGTCATCTACCCGCCTCTAAGCTTTTTTCCCAAATTATTTAAATCCTTTGAAAATATTTCCATCTTCGTTTCTAGACGTATGACCGATGCTGTTAGGTCTCTAAAGGCCTTGTCTTTATTTGCATCACGATCGAACAATTTTAAGAAAATAGTACCTATGTTTGAGACTACGAGATAACCAATCAAGTAATAAAGCGGTTCCAGCTTGTCCATAAGAGTGCGACGTAACCCCCCGAGTTATGCCCAATTAATAGTATCACATCCGTGTTAGCTATCTCCATCCCCATGGAGCGTCGCTCTTTTATTACATAATACCTACGGGCCAAAGTCAAATGCACAGTAAGCTCTTCATAGCTTCTCTATTTCGTCTAGCCGCGCTTTGATGGCGGAGATATCGAGCTTCATTTCCCCTCACCGACAATCTTGTAGTACTCGGCTAGTGCATTACCGTTTATTAAGAACGCGCTATGTAATTTATTTGGGATTGCATCATACCACTTAATAGCTTTTTGAGTTTGCTCTAACGCTTTCAATAACCCCTGCACGGCTTCGCTCATGTCAGAGAAACAGGCATCGTAGCCAGAATTATAGAGTCCAAGATTTGAGTTTCCGGGATTCCATGATTTAATTTCTTGTATCTGTGCATCCCGCTTGTCTCTCAGAGTTTTTGGAAGTTTCATTTCTCAGGCCTCCAGCACCAATGACAAATATAACAATGCTTTTGAATCCCACAATACCAGCAATGCCAATTGAGTATTTTCATTCCTTCTCCCGTAATAAGTCTTCAATACTCAGATCTTCTCCGCAGTTTTTTATTTTCTTCTAATAATCGTTCCCAAGCCTCTTTTTGTAGCGGGTCAACATTTAGATCGGCCCATTTAGCCCCATTGATAAAACCAGCGAAAGCACTGTCTACAACCCATCCGTCTTTTTTATCCCCAAAAAGCGCAATTGCCGCTTTTCTAATCTGATCTTCTCGTTTCATTTCTTCATCTCCCGTAATAAGTCTTCAATACGTTTCAAGGCTTCCAGGATGTCTGTGAGTTGAGTGGATTGATAAGTTGGACCTTCCCAAACATTGTTGAGCTGTTGAAGCTGTTGCTCCTGTAAGTTGGCTCCACTATAATTACACTGATGATATGAATTGTAAGGCTGTCCACACCCTGCGCATATACTCATTTGTGTAGCACTAGCCATTGAATGAAGGCCCCAATAACAATAGTAATAATTATGTAAATGTTTATTTTCACTTATCGTCCTTTACCCATGATTCTACCTTCTTCATGGCTATCTCAAAGCATCCTTCAGAGCAATAAGCGGGCGTTCCATTCTGACAATTGGCTTTAAATATTTTGCTACACTGAAAGCATTTACAACTCATTCCTCAGACTCGAGGGCTTTTCTAGCAATCTGTGTGCGAATGCGTGAGATGAGCCATTTAATAGTATCGCCGGAAATACTACCCGAACCGTATTCAACTAGACTGTCTTCTATATTTTGTAAAATTTCTTTATTTGTCATTTATTTCTTCTCCGCAAATTCAAAAAATACATGTCCCACAAATTCGTCTAGCTGATATGTTCCAGCATAACGATGTTCTGCCAACTTGGGAATAGGTTCCCCAGTGCCGATGGTATGTACCGTAACTTTTGATAATTTTAGCTTTGAGGTTGCAAACCACAAGCATGGAATTTCACGTTGAACTTGCAACGTGAGAAAACAAGATCCATGAGGAATTTCAATTTCTTGAACTGGAGTGACCTTAAGTGGATATTTATAAATCATTTCTTCACTTTCTCCAATGCCTTCATAGCAAAAACTCCTACAGGCCATCGTCTGCCGTCAGGCGCTACGACAGTTTCAAGTTTGGACAATTCGGTTAGTGTTGGGTCAGTCATTTGCGTAATATCGTAGTTATGATTTTTGATACCATGTATTCCCGAAGCTCTATTTTCTTACCAGTGATACGGGCCATTTCTTCAGCAACAGGAGTTAACACTTCAGCTACGGTTAAACTCATGCAAACCATTGGTCTTTGCGTTTCAATAGTATTACCGAAGCTCACAATACCCTCGCCACGCTCTGGACAGACAAAGGCATAGATCTTTGAATGATCAGTAAATGGTTCACCAGGAATAGGGTCTAGTTTAACTTCTTTCATCTCTCACCTCGTTTCACGTTAGGGGTTAATACTTCTCATCGCAAATTTCACATAGGCACTTGTCGAGCAGCAGCAGCAGCAGCAGCAGCAGCAGCATAAGCAGCAGCATAAGCAGCAGCATCAGCAGCAGCAGCAGCAGCAGCATAAGCAGCATCAGCAGCAGCAGCAGCATAAGCAGCAGCAGCATCAGCAGCATAAGCAGCATCAGCAGCAGCAGCAGCAGCAGCATAAGCAGCAGCAGCAGCATCAGCAGCAGCATAAGCAGCAGCAGCAGCAGCAAACCACACTTACTTTCAAGGGCTCTTTTAAAACAAGATTTATATTTTGATCTGGGTCGGGTGTGTCTTCTAGATCTGTGATTCTAGTTTCATGTGCATTAATAGCCGTAGTCAGATCAAGCTTCGTGTTATTTATCTGAGTCTGAAGTCCTGTGATTAATTCCTTTAACCCGCTTGTGTTTTCACTAAACGATTTGAAGTCTGAATCCTCTCGTCTCAAATAAAAATAAGCACACGTAACACACAAAACGAACGACGCAATAAATAGGCACATTTCCATTGTCTTTCCTCTTCTCATCTAAACCAACTCCTAATTGCAAGATACGCTTCTCTTAAAATCTCAAACAACTTTACTATTACATAAGCACCAAATACTGAAATGACAATTGTTAAACCTACGATAAGAATGTTAATCATTGCATGTACTTCTTCCTAAACGTTTCACTGCCTTGGGAATGGGCTTCAGTATGGTGGAAATTACAGAGAGCGATCATATTGAATTCAGTATCATCTCCACCAGCACCCACAGATACCAAATGATGACCCACTACTCCAACAGTAGAACCACAAATACAACAGCTTCGCGTATGAAACGAGTCTCTTAGCTTTCTGTTTTTGATTCTCTTCTTCTTAGGGAACACTCAATCTCCTAAACCTCAAAATTCAAAAAGTAATTAAGCCCGACTTGTTTTTCCTTTTGTTTCTGTTTTTTTAATGGCCTAGAGTCTCTTCGTTCTAAACCCGGATGAATATATTTACTTGGGGCATAAAACTGGTGTCTACATTTCTTCTCTTTACACTTAACGTAGTAATGCTCTTTTCCATTTCTAAACAACTGAACAAATTCAGTTACGTTTTCAGATCCACATTCTTTGCAACACATCTTGAACTGCATAACGCCTCGCAATAGTACTCTGCGTTGATACCACTGCT